AACGCAAGGCCTCGAAGCTTTGCGTTTTTTGCTTTTATTGAGCCAGGATTAGTATATTTACATTGATATACTGGCTAAATAAATAATAAAAAATAATGGCCAGTGCAAACAGTAAACGAAATGGCATTTTCTAGAGACAATTCAATTATCGTATTTGATTTGGATGACACACTAGTTGTTACCAATGCAAAGATCCTTGTTAAGGATGCCTTGACTGGCGAAAAATTTGATCTTACTCCACAGGAGTTTAACGATTATGAAAAGGAACCTCATCATGAGGTTAACTACACCCAATTCAATGATGCTAATATTTTAAAGGCTGGAAGATTGGTTGAATGGGTACTTAACATATTACGTTCTGCATACGAATCCGGGACTGCTGTCGGGATTATTACAGCTAGAGATAATAAGAAACTAGTCAGAGAATTTCTATTATCCCACGGTATAGATATTCACCCCAACCTAATTTATGCAGTTAGTGATCCAGAATTTGGATTCGACGGCACTATTGCAGAAAAGAAAAAAGAAGCCTTTCGTAAACTAATGGCAAAGGGCTTTACTCATTTTACTTTTTATGATGATGATCGCAAAAACCTAGCACTTGCAAAAAGTCTAGAAGCTGAGTTTGCAGAAATTACAATGAAGACCAGAAAAATTGGTCGTACTCAAGTTCCAAAATTAGATATTAAAACAGTCGGAATATTTAGTGGTAAATTTAAACCACCACATGCTGGTCACTATGATGCAATTGCAAAAATTGCAGAAGAAAACGACGAGGTACATGTGTTTATTTCCAAGACAGAAATGGCTGGAATTAGCGGCAACTCTGCAATGGATGTATTAGATTACTATTTAGAAGACTTTGATAATGTTGAATTACACCTATCAAACGTTACTCCAGTTAGAAGTGGATATGAATTCGTTGAAGCTCTTGGCCAAACACAATATGCACCAAATACGGTAGTTAATCTTTACGCTACAGATAAGGATATGCCTAGATGGGCTGCCATGGAAAAATGGCAAGGCTCAATTTCTAAAATTAATAGAATAGAAACCGAACGCCCTGAATTTGGAGGAAACTCCGGTGCAGACGGAGATGAAGATGGAGTATCTGGAACGCTAATGAGAGAGTTTTGGTTAGCACAAGACTTTGATAGCTTTTCACAGGGGATCCCTGAAGGAAAGGACCCTAAAAAGGTATGGATGATATTAGGTGGAAAGATTGAAGAGGACCTGCTAACACCAGAGTTAATCAGAGACCGTACTAAAAGCAATCCAGATATGGATGATATGCCACCGGAAAGAAATCCACAACGAGTTTCCGGAACTATTCGCGTACCATCTCAATGGGGTTCGTATAAAGCAAGTCGTCAAGAACTTGGAGCAAATCCTGGTTCTGGCACAACCCGTATAAAAACTTTTTCGGACTATATTTCCGATAAATAACAAAAAGAACTACAATAAAATGATTAAGTCATTTCAAAACTACTTTGGTCTAAATGAAGATGCTTCAGCAGACCTAGTTGCGTTAAACCAACAAGAAGCAACTGCTATGCAAAAGGTACTAGATTCTCAAAAAGAACTTGATGCAATTAAATTAAAAATTGCTGACGCTACTGCTGCAAAAACCGAAGAGGATAAAAAGAAAGCAGAAGCTGCTAAAATGGCTGCTGCACAGGCACCAACTGCCTAATTAAAATAACGCAAACTGCGTGACTAGACAAGAATTAATATCAGATATTATTGATGAAGTAACTTTTTCAGGAGCCCTTCCCTATCAGCTTCCAACCAAAGAAGTAGAAAGGGTTATAAAGAATGCCGAGGTTTTCTTCTATGATAATTGGCAATATGCTCTAGATAAAGCGTATTTGCAAATTCCAATTGATGTATTTAGTGCTGCTCAATTTAAAGCAAGCCGTACTATTACTCTACCAGATTGCGTACAATTTGTTCACAAAGCAGTTGAGCCAACTGGAGCTTCAGTATTTTCAACAGTGGATAGAGACTTTGGCGAAAACAAATTTATTGGAGCCGAAACTTTCTTAACACCGTTTGTTGGAGAATCTTTAATGTATAGAACAGTAATGTTCTCATTCCTGGATTTAACTAAAGCCTTTCTGTTAGATACAATTGCATATGATTATAACAAAAACACTAAACAAATAACTGTTCTTGGTAGAACCCCTAAGAGAGGCGCTGTGCTAGAAGTTGCTAAGAAAATTGATCCATCTAATCTATATGAAGATGAAATGTTTCAACGCTATTGCAGAGCAAAGTCTAAACAGAGACTTGGGGAAATGATTACTACATTTGACTATGTACTACCTGGAGATGTTAAAATAAATTACACCAACCTAGTAACAAAGGCTGATACTGAAATGGCAGCTGTTTTGGAAGCAATTAAAGGCGAAAACTCTGCAGGTTGGATGTATACAATGAGATTCTAATATGATTACTGATATTTACTTAAAACACGAAAACGACCCCGGATACGAAGAACTTTCATTTATTGAAAGGGAAGAATTGCAGGTGTTATTAGCTCAAATTAAAATGACTCTATTAACTCCAACTAAAACTGTACTTGGTGGGTCCGATTATGGAGTAGACGAAGAGTCGTTCCTATTTGATTTTTCAGACTCAGTAGATTTAGCTGGATTGGAAATCGGCGTACGTTACCAGTTAAAACAATATTGTTCGCTATTAAAGAATAGAAACTTTGAAGTTAAGGCTTATCTTGTACCAGATGGAATAGATCAATTTAAAGATTCTATACACCTATTATTAACAATTGACGGTAAGGCTAGATTTGTTATTGCATACAAATAACTGATTCGATATAAAAAGAAAAAGCCGCAAATTGCGGCTTTTTTTATGAAAAATTGTTAGTTATTATAGAGCTCCAGGCGCGCCTAATTCAGATGCGGTTTCTTTGCCAGCTGCGGCTTCAGCACCAGCTCCACCTTCCGGTGCAGTACCTGCTTCAGGAGCAGCTCCAGGTGCTGCGGCTTCTCCAGCTTCACCTTCTCCAGTTGGAGTTTGATTCATATAGTCTCTATTCTTTTGAAGATCTTCATCACTCATACGTAAATACTCTTTAACCAAGTATTCAGTAGAGAAGTATGGTTTGCCTTCATCATCAACAACTCCTTTAAGAGCGTTAATTGTTGCAAGACGTTTATTAAGTAAGTCTTGTTGTTTAATTTCTTCAAAGACGTTATCATCATGCCAGTTAATACCAACTGCATTTTTAAAACGATAATCATCCTTTAAGTCTTTAAAATCAAGACACATTTGTAAATATAGAGGCTTGGTTAAAAGTTCCTTAAATGCAGAGCGCAAACGCGTTACAAATTTATTATAACGAATCTCTTCTCGACGAATACCTTCAGCATTCATTGTATATTGACCTGAACCATTTGCTGAATCCCATCTTGAATAAGGGATTTTTGAATCCATCTTTAACTTTTCTTTAAAGTAGTTAAGAAGTTCAGAGCCAGACATATTAGGACCTGCGTATTCTAGTGGTGCAATTTCAATTGACTGGTTTTGGTCATTAACTGGTAAAATATAATTCTTGTAGAATAGTAGATTTGGACGGCCGTCTACCTGAATTTCACCAGTATTAGTATCAAAGAAAATATCTTCTTTTAATTGGTTTGCAAATTCACGAACATCTTCCTTTGCTTTGTTTAGTGACTTACTTCCAATTGGAACTTTAGTTGTTAAACGAATCGGAGCGTTCATTGTATGCCAAATAACTTTAGAGTGTTCAATAACACGCATTAAGTTAAATGATCTAACCATTCTTTCAACAAACGAGATACGTTTTGTTCTAAAGTGGTTTGAATATGATAGGTATAAAACCTGAGAATCAGTAAGGGTTCTTACTTTAGATTCACCAGGAACTTTTTGTGCCCATTCTAAGAAGATCTTTCCGGCTGCATCCTTTTTAATTTGTGGATATAGTGTGGAAGGGTCAATCTCCTTAAATCCAATAATTTCTCTTGGATTTTGTAAGTCATCATAGAGAATTTCAAATGCTAAGTGACCTTCAATTAACCACTGAAAGAAATACTGCCATGCTGAAATTCCTTCGTTGAAACCCCATGCATTGTAGATTTTTTCAAAGTTTTCATTGTATTTGTCAATAACTTTCTCTTGATATTTAAGACGCTGTTCCTTGTTTTTACCTTTGTAGAGCATTTCGCCAACTAGGTCATTTGGATAAGCAAATCTGTTATCTTCATCAAATACAATAACGTCGTCTGTAATAGACTCAATTACAAATTCAATTTCACCATTTGATGCAAGGTCTCTAAGTCTTTCGCGTTTTGTTGCATAATCCAATTGGAAAAATGCAATAGCTTTAGTTCTAAGAGCAGATGTTGTATCTGAGATTGCCATCGTTGCTCTTGCTAAAGAGTCAGTCTGACCTCCTGGTAAAGCACTGCCTCGAGCTTGCATTAATTGACTTTCAATAAAACCTATCGATTGTGAGTTCTTAATTAAAAGATCCTCGTACTTCATACCAACTCGGCTTAAATCTGATAGTCTTGATTTAAGTCCTCCTAAGCCGATATTGTCTAGAAATCCTGCCATAATTATGCGTTAAATTGTGATATTACTGATTCCATGCTTATTGATCTTGTCTGAATGCCGTCAAAAATATTAGTTTGAGCAATTCTGGGTACCAGGTGAAAGGGTATAAGCTTTGGATTGGTAATAGCTTCTTTTTGATATTTATTTACTGCGTAACGCACGTTAAATTTTCCGCCGCTCGCGTTTTGAAAAAGATCCACCATTGCAAATGGATTTGAATTAAATCCCATAAGTGGGGCATATTCGGGAAGTTGATATAACTTTTGGGTATCATTGATGAATTGTCCTTTATCATCATATGATTTACGTATGATACTATTAAGAGTCTGCCAGAGTATATTCAGGATAACTTGGGTAGCCCCTAATGGCATTATTTTAAGATTTAATATGGTAACAGACTCTGCGTCATTTGCTAAACAGATGCCGATTGGTCTTTGATCATAATAAGGTCTCTTAATTGAGTATTTGGCCATTGCCTTTGCATCAAGATATTGATCAGCAGTTGGGATTTGTTGATCGTCAACTGGTAAGGCAAAGAAAGTATAGATATGGGCTGGAATAAAAACTGAGTCTGGCAATGGCGAAAGTTCGCTAAAGAAAGGATCCTCTAGTTTTTCACCTTTACTTCTAAAATCGTCTATTTGGGAACTAAATGTTGTTTTTATCATCTTTATATTCTACAAACTTTTAAACAAGAAGTTTTCGGTAATAATTCCAAACTTAATTCCTTTTTGTGCAGCATAGTCTCTGGCTGCTTCAAATTTTGCCTGATTTGTAATAAACTGTTTTGCTGCATAGACATAACTTGCAGTTTGCTTATCTGTCATGCGTTTAGGTTTAGTTGGTGGCGAAACATATTTGTTTGGCTTAACTTCAATTAACCAATTTTCTTCGTTACCGGTTGGTCCAGCCAATTTAACAAAAAAATCAATATAGTAAATATGACCGCGCTTGTCCATTGGATTATAATATGGAATACCAAATGGTTCAGACGAATACTTAAGAACTGACGGGCTTGAATCTAACCATTTTAGAAATTTATATTCCCAACTAGATCGATAGATAATTTGACCCGGATCGCCCATATAACGATCTGGCTGTTGAGGTCTAAAATACCCCTGTTTAATAGATCCGCCGATTCTAGGTTTAAGAAATGTTTTTATATTCTTTTTTTGATTGGGATCTTTCATATTAATATTTATAGGTAGACTATATCATATACTGAATTACTAAAGTGCTTACCTATTAAGTCTTGAAATTGAGAAATTGTAAATGATGGATCCTGTTTATTTAGGAAAAGAAATAGGTCATTAATATCTTTAATTTTTGAAAGCTTAATAATTTGAGTTGGAAACTTTTTCTTTAATTCATCCATTAAACTATTCCATAAAAATACAGAATATCCATCTTTAATAAAAGCTAGCATTGAATCTTTACCGGCTTTGTCTCGGTCAAATATAATTTTAATATCGACTGCACCCATTGCCTTTAGGATAGATTTAGCTTTGGAAACTCCAGATGTTGCTAAACCATTCTTTAAAAACATTGAGTCAATTTGACCTTCTGCAACCATTAACGGCTGAGTAAAATCAACATTTAGGATATTAAAATAGTTATTAAGATAATTGGCATCATCAATAATTTCTGGAGTATCTCCATTTGTAAAGATTTTAGAAACCTCATTATAGGATTTAATTAGGTATTTTCTATCGGTAAACGGGTCTAAACTTCTAGTTGCAAGGCCTAGAATTTTACCAGAACGGTGATCAAAGTTAAAAATATAAACTTTATTATCCATTGCATCAGCATACATAATATCACCAAAGTTTTT